TCGTGTATACATAAAACAGGATCAGGCGTTGCCCTTGACCGTTCTAGCGTTCTATCCACGCATGAATACGTTTGATAAGTGAGACTGAGCAATGTGTAACCCTTTAGCAGTTATATCCACAGGGATGCAGGTTGTCGGAGCTTTCCAACAGAAGAGCGCGGCTGACAAAGCTGCTGCTGCGGCACAAGCGGCTGGTGAGTTTAACGCCAAGATTATTGAGCGCGACATTGATTTGTTTGAACGTCAACGCGGAATTATGAATGCACAGTTTGCTGTAGAACAAGGACGTGCGCGTTCTCAGTTTGAAAGCCAAGTGCAAGGTACTGCCCGTGCTGGATTTGGCTATGCTGGCTTTGACATGACGCAGGGAACCCCAATGGATGTTCTCCGTGCAAACGCGCGTGAGTTTGATTACCAAACATCTGTGGATGAATTTAATAACGAAATTGCAAACATGCAGATTAATGATGCGCAAGAAGAAGCTCGTCTGAATGCTGAATTGTCTCGCATGGAAGGCGGTATGGCTGCTGCAACTGCAAGAGCGGAAGGTACTGCATCTATGATTTCTGGGCTTGGGAAAGCTGCTACGACTGCATATGAAACTGGTTTGATCGGTGGAAGCGAATGAAGATACCTGTATATACGGCTCAAGGCCAACTACAATCTACAACACCAGGTCGCCAAATTAGAGCGCGTAAGTCTGTGGATGCAGCGGTTCAGTCTGAAATGGCTAAAGCTGCGCCAGGTATGGCTTTGACCGAAGCAATCGGAAACTACGCAACAACACGTTACAAAATCCAAACGCAGAACAATCTTGACGAGGCTATGCTTGATGCTCAAGAAGCATTGCAAGAGCGTCGTCGTGAATTAGCTAAATCAGCTAATTATGGCAAAGTTTTGGATGGCGATGATCCTATTTGGGATAAAGAGACTGAACAGCTAAAGCGTGACCTGTTAAAGAAAGTTGGCGGTGATCGATATGCGTTACAGCAATTCAATAGCCGTTTCCGTCAGCTTGAGATGCAGAACCGATTTTCTTTGCGGGACAGCATTGACGCGCGAATTAAGATGGCGGCAAACCAAAACCGCAAGCGCAAGTTGGAGAACGCAGAGGATGCATTAGCTAACGGTACGGACCTTGCTGATATTACGTTTTCTTTAAAAGATATTGTTCAGGACAAAGAACGCCTTGCTAAGATTGGTGCTGGTAATCTTGATATTCTGACAGAGCAAGAGCGCCAACTTTTAAACAAAGGTGCTTACCGTGCATTAGAAAAAGCAGCAGAAGAAGCGCCAAATGGTGTGCAGTTTCTTGAAGATGTTCGTAAAGCATTGCGTGATGAAAAGACACTGACAGACGAAGGCGCAACTCTTATGTCGCCTGAAAAGCTGTACGTTTATGGTCTGCTCAAAATGCTTGATCCAAATGACCAAGCGCGGATTATGAAGTCTGTTGGCGGCGATCAAACATTTTTAGAAGGTCCAACTGCGGCTGAAAAGCTTGCCATGGAAAACCAAAAGGCAATCGCTGAACAGTTTTCAAAAAGTTATGCGGAAAGCATTGACGTGCGCATGGATGAAATTGCCAAGGGCAATGTGCAATCAGAAGATCAAATGTTGCAACTTCAAAGCAGCATTGAACAAATTCTGCCAAGCTTAGAACCTGCGGCAAGACAAGCTTTAACTGACCAATACAATGACCTTAATCAACTTAACAGTTTGCAAAAGGGCATAAGCCGTAGTGCTAACTTAAAAAATATAGACAGTTTAATTGCAAGTTATGAGAACGGAATACCTGGGCGTAATCTTTCTGGTAAGGACACTATCTTTGAGCAAAAGGCCTTAAAGCTTTTTACAGATTACAAAGAAGTATTGAAAGCACAACTGGCCCCAGATGGAGATGCTATTACTCTTGCTAAAAATACAAAGATGGATAATGTTCGCATTCAGCCATTAGACCTAACGCTTGATGGCGTAATTAATGATGCAGCAACATCTGCTCGTGAAGGCGGGATAACAGCAATTCAAAACCGCATCCAGCAAGGATTGAATATCCAAGCACTGAATGGCCTGGATTACACGCCATTTCTTTCTAAAGAAGAAAGCCAAAATGTTCTTGATGTCGTAACTGCAAATGGACTTCAAGGTGCTGCGTACCTAAAAACTTTACTTGGTTCTTTAGATAACAAAAGCAGTGCAGTGTTGTTGGAAAACTTACGCAGGTCAGGTTTGCCTTCTGAATACATTCAAGCAATGTACGTTGATGATCCTAAAGTCATGCAAGATATTATTGGGCTTATTGGGCGTTCAACTGATGATTTAAAAGCAGGGTTGCCGCAACAATCAACTACAGGTTCAACTGGTGTTTCTCAAGTTTTGCGTGACAGCGGCGATCTGCAAAAATATCGTGCAGCTTACCTTTCTGGTGGTGATGGTGCTGCTGCCGAGGAAATCTTTAATGAGCAATATCAAATGGCAGAGCGGCTTGCATATTCTTATCTGAAAGATGGCAAAGAAATTGACGCAGCAAAAGCAGTAAATCGTGCATTTAAGAATGTTTTCCAAGGCACTCCTATAGTTGGCCCTACATTCTCAGCTATTATTCCAACTGCATACAATCAGGCAGCAGTGACAAATTCGGCCAATGCCCTTATTTCGGAGCAAGCTTTACGGAAGTTTGACATTATTCCGCTAAGTGATCCGCGCTATGGTTACTATGAAAACATTGAAGTCAACATTGCATCTCTAGCCGATACTGCGGTTTGGCTTAACAATGGCACTGGCGACGGATTGCGTTTGCATTACAATTTAAATGGGACATATGTTCCTGTGCAGCTTAACAGTGAAACAAGCGAGAATAGGTATCTTGATGTCAAGTTTGACGTGTTGTCAAAACTTGATGCTAAAGCTGCAATTAATGCGCAGTTTGGATTAACACCGAAGTCACTTTCTCAATTTGCTACTGGCTTTAAGGGCATAGTGTCTAACCCGCGCACAGACGTTCCTGGTTCTGGAACCCAGAAACCAATGCAGCAACAGCCTGTTGAACCATCAGCAAAACCAGAAGCGGCCACTGAGCCACCCGTAAATCCAGAGCTTACAGACAAAGAACGGCTTACTGATGCGGCTAAACGTAAAGCGCAAGGATCGCTAGAACAAGCAGAGTTAATAGACAAAAAGGTCTACACTAAGCCTGAGCCATACAAAGATAAGGAAATATCTATAAAAGAAGATAACGCTATGAGAGCTGTATTTGAAAGGTTTATTCAGAAGAAGATAGATGAAGCCCAAGGTAAAGCTGTTAGTATTTCGGGCAAAGAGGTTGTTACATTCTTTGAGGATCTTGGATATAAGCTAAACCAACGTCAATTAGACAAATGGATGAATATTATTGCAATGTCAAACCCGCGGGGGAGAGAGGCGTTTATCAACGGATTAAAAACTGGCAGAACTGACGAAAACCTTTTGAGAGCTAACAGAGGTAAGAAATAAATGCGTCCACGTCCGTTACAAGAAGATAGTCCAATAATCCGAGCCACTGGTTATGCGGATCTTTCTGTCTCGGCTGGGACTGTATTTAGGCAAGCATTTCAAGCACCTGCTGCTAGCGGTCTTCTTGCGCAATCGTGGGAAACATCTGGAAGTATTTTTGAAAGTTTAACTGAGCAAGAGCGCGAAGTAGCTCGTGAAGCCCAGCGCATTATGACGCAACGGAAAAATGCACTTGAGGGGCAGCTTGATTATGAAACTGATCCCACAAAGCGTGAACAGCTTCTAGGCGAGGTTAGCAAGCTTTACGAAGATCAATCTGTCCAGCGTGACACAAAAATTCAAGAAATGGTTGAGGATGGCAGATTGTTATCTGTCGAAGCTTTGACAGAAGAGTTTGGCGATCTTTTGAAATTTGATATGCCAATGACGCGAGACAAGGCGAAACTGCTTTATAAAAACAAGCAAGAAAGCCGTGTGCGCGATGCAATTATTAATAAAGGCTTGGATGGCATTTCTGGGTATGGCGCGTTAATTGGCGGGTCATTATTGTCTGCTGCGGTTGATCCGATTGAATTAGCGGCTGCGTTTATCCCTGTTGTGGGGCAAGCTGGACGTGCGGCTGCTGTTGCGCGTTTTGGGCGTGTTGGTGGGGCTGCACTTGTTGGCACAGCAGAAGGCTTTGTAGGTTCCTTGCTGACCGAGCCTTTATATTATGGCTTATCAAGGCACGAACAGCTTGATTACAGCATGAATGAAGCACTGTTAAACATTGGTGTTGGCACTCTTCTTGGCAGCGGCATTGGCACTGTTCGTGGCATGTTTGATGTAAGAAGACCAAACTACAAAGAGATTGTGCAAGACTTAGATATAGCAGATGACATTTTGCCAGAGCCTATTCGCGTCAGTGAGGCAGAAGCTTTTAAAATGGCTGACACTGCTAAGAAAAACATTTTGCGTGATTATAATGTTCTTGGTGGTCACAATGTTGCAAACACTGTTTTGCGTCAGTTTGTTGCAGATCGTGCGATTGATGTTAATCCCGTCATGCCAAAAACAATGCCAAAACCTATGGATATAGGGCAGTTTGTGCGTGAAGCTGGCGGTATTAATGACTTAGACCCTACATTTCGTGGGGAGCTAAAAAGCTTTGATGTCAAAGGCGTTCGTGGCTATTACAATAGTAAAGGCAGTTATGTAAACAGAATTAGCAATCCAGATGGCGCAAGCTTAGACGAAATGGCTGATATTGCTTATCAGCGCGGTTATTTAACAAATCGAGACCCGAATGAGCTTGTAGAAAAATTGCGCGACACATCATCTGGTCGGTATCATTTTGCTGCACAAGATCAGCAGATGGCAGAAGATTGGCGTGCTAGTATTAAGGCACAAGATGATTTTGAAGCTGAAGTGGCGCATAGAGACAACATTCGTCAGCACGTAGAAGAAATGATGGGCCGCAAAGTATCTGACGAAGAAGTCGCAATTATTTCTGATCGCATGGCGCGTACTGGTGATGATATTGAGACTGCCGCTTATGATGTTCAGATTAAGCTTTATGACGCAGAGGCCGAACACATTGCTCGTTACATGGGTGATCCACGCAATGAGAGCGGCGCAGATGTTGATGCGGCAGAGCAATTTGATATTGCCGTTGCAGGAATAAGTGATGAGTTTGATTTTGATGCTGAGTTGCAGCAAAACGATGCAATTCTGCGCCAATATCAAGATGCTGGTGAGCTAACAAAAGATGACATAAAAGCTATTGCTGAATTGCAGCAAGTCGAAGAAACTATGGACGCATATATTGAACTTGTTCAAGCTGCGGCAATTTGTACTGCGAGGGCATAATGGCAAACTGTTTACAATTAATTGATGATGCAAACAAAGGCCGCTTGGATGATGCAACCCTTGAGCAGATCATTGAGGATTTGCAGTCTGTCAAAACCAAACGCAAAGCTGAAAGCGGTTTAAAGACAGTAGAGGAGCAAATCTTTGAGCGCGGTGCATATCTTGTTAAAGAAGCCGAACTTGCAAAAAAGATTGAGCGTCGCAATCGTTACAAGAATATTCTTGTTGAAAAAAGAATTATGGATTTGGCAGACAAAGCAGATGCTATGGTTGACAATCCATCGCTTGCTTTGGAGGCGCTGCTTGTTGGCGTTAATGCGCCATTTGAAGGGGCGCAACGTTCTGTTGACAGTTTAATGAATGCACTGGGCGGTCAATACTTTGGCGGTCTTGTTGCTGATTTGCGTAAGTCAGACATGCTTACTCGGTTTAACACAATGAGCGGAGACTTTGAGCGAGAAGTTTCCCGCGCATTAAGCAACCTAAACAAAAAGACACCAGATCCTAGCTTAAAAGTAAGCCCAGAAGCGCAGCAAATTGCAAAGATCATGCACAAGTATCAACGCGCTGCATTGCTTAGGGAAAACAAAGCGGGTGCATATATTCGGTTAAAAGAGGGCCGTGTTGTCCGTACAAGTCATGATACTCGCAGAATTGTTGAAGCTGGCAAAGATGAATGGGTCAGTTATATGATTGCGAATGACCGCCTTGATTGGTCTAAAACAGCCAATGGAGATTTTCTTGATGCGGATATAGCAGCTCGCACTGCATTTTTAGAAAGATCATACGAAGCAATTACAACAGGTGTTCGTATTTCTACCGACAGAACGGAAGTTGGTCGGGCATTTACTGGTCCAAAGAACATTGCAAAGTCACGCAGCGAAAGTGCTGTGTTTACATTTAAGGATGCTGATACATGGTACGACTATGATCAAGCATTTGGAAAAGCATCTTTGCGCGAAAGCTTTGTGCAGGATTTGCAAGCATCAATGCGTTCGATTGCACTGATGGAGCAGCTTGGCACTAACCCAGAGGCCATGTTTGAAAAGGTGCAAAAACGGTTGTTGGAAAAGCACCGTAGCAACCCAGAGAAAGTTAAGCAATTACGCCGCGAGGGATCGTTGCTAAACTTTGAAGCAATGATGGCCGAAGTTACTGGCGATATTAACATTGGTTCTCACACGCCTCTTGCAAGATTTATGCATGGGTATCGTGCTTGGCAGACAATGGCTAAACTTGGCGCTGCATTTATAGCTGCGTTTAGTGATGTTGGCTTTATGGCATCTAACCGCATTTATCAGGGCCGTAGTTTGATGGATGCTTGGGGAGATAGCTTTTCTGCTGTCTTTAAGGGCATGAACTCTGGCGAAATGCGAGAGTTTGCGGATCGATTGGGTGTTGGCTTTGAAACTCAGATCGGCGATTTTATGTCTAGGTTTAATGCGTCGGATGACATTCCTGGCCGCACATCTAAATACATGAACACATTCTTTAAGCTAAACCTGCTTGCACCGTGGACCGAAGCCAACAAGCGCGGCGTGACGTTAATGATTGCAAATGATTTGGCGCGTGAAGCTGGTAAGCGGTTTGATGAATTACCACAAGATTTTAGAAGATTGTTGGGCATCTATGACATTGATGACGTTAAGTGGGAAGCTGTCCGCAAGGGTGTAAAAGAAGGTCCAGATGGTCGGCAGTATGTTGTTCCAGGCGAAATACCTGACGAAAGTGTACGGGAAAACGTATTTAATCTACTGACAAACGAAGCTGAATTTTCAGTCCCATCCCCAGGCGCGCGGGAACGGGCAATCTTGCGGCAGGGTTATCGTCCAGGCACGGCGGCTGGCGAAGCAATTCGATTTGTTGGGCAGTTTAAAGCCTTTGGCGTTCTTGGCTTAACAAAGAACGTCGGTCGTCAAATGTATGGCACTGGCGCTAAAAACATGCGCGAAGCTTTTGGCCGTGGGCTTGGCGGCAACATTGGTTTAATCAACACAATCGTTGGCACAACTGTTCTTGGCTACATGGTTATGCAAGCCAAAGAGGTGATGAAAGGTCGTGAGCCACGTCCACCATCATTTGAAACATTTATGGCGGCAGCATTGCAAGGCGGCGGCTTGGGTATCTATGGCGACTTTTTGTTTGGCCAAGCCAATCGCTTTGGCGGCGGGACGTTAGAAACTTTGGCTGGCCCTGGGATTGGTACAGCAGCCGAGGCTATTGATTTGCTCCAACGCGCCCGTTTTGCATTGGCAACTGGCGATGATGATGTTCGAGGTGATATGGTTCGTTTCTTAAAAAGCAACACGCCATTTGCAAATTTGTTCTATACTCAACGGGCAATGGACTATATGGTTTGGTATCAACTGCAAGAAACAATCAATCCTGGTTACGTTAGCCGCATGGAACAGCGGATAAAGAGAGAAAACAATCAAGAGTTTTTCATCCCACCATCTAGCATTGTTGCAACAGGTGGTGGCTTTAGATGACTGTTCAAAGAGCAATCTTTGTGGTAAAACACTCTTAGCAGAGGATTTAATATGACAGTAAGCAGCAGCACAAGCAAAGTCAGCTACAACGGTGATGGCAGCACCACCGTCTTTGCGTACACATTCAAGACGTTTGATGAAGATGATTTGACCGTTGTGCTGCGTAGCTCAACTGGCACTGAAACAACGCAGACAATAACAACGCACTACACTGTGAGTGGTGTTGGTAATGC